TTATAATAGTCTTAATACTTTAACACTGACAATGGCTCAACCGTTTTCAGGGACAGCGTACCTGTCTTAAGGAGCATAGCAAATGGCAAGAAAATTTTTAGTTAGCGTTGATCTTAACAAAAATGAGTTAATCAATGCTCGAATTCACCACAACTCTGGCCCAGTAAGTAACCCAGTTACAGGTCAGATTTATTATGACACATCAAATAGTACTATGTACTATTACAATGGCTTACCATCACCAGATGGTCCATGGATGCCAATGTCTGGATCTACAGAACTATTCCAGGATATTATTGGCTCTTCCGTAATCGGAGGAACAGGTCTAACAGCAACTTATGTTGACGCAACTGGCCTAACAACAATTGATTTAGATAACACCGCAGTAACTGCTGGCTCATACGGATCAGCAACCAAGATTCCTACATTTACAGTAGATGCACAAGGTCGCTTGACTGCAGCTGGAGAAGCAGATGTAGCAACAACACTTACAATTAATGGTGATGCCTCAACTACAACTGGCATTTCTCTTCTAACAGAATCTCTACAGGTTTCTGGTGGAGAAGGAATCGATGTTATCGTATCAGATAATACAATCACAATTTCTGGAGAAGATGCTTCTTCTACTAATAAGGGTGTTGCAAGCTTTGACGCAACAGACTTCACAGTAACAACTGGCGCAGTAACATTAAATGCTGAGCGTGTACAAGATATCGTTGGCGGAATGGTATCAACTAATACAGAGTCTGGAATTTCAGTATCATATGATGATACAAACGGAAAGCTTGACTTTAATGTAAATGATCCAACAATTACACTTTCTGGAGAAGTAACTGGTTCTGCCACAATGACAGACCTTGGTAACGTAACAATTACCACAACTATCTCAGCAAACTCAGTAGAGCTTGGAACAGATACAACAGGAAATTATGTAGCAACAATTACTGGAACAGATAACGAAATTACAGTATCTGGTTCTGGATCAGAATCTGCAGCAGTAACAATCGGACTTCCAGATGACGTTTCAATTACTAATAACCTTAACGTCGGCGGTAACTTGAATGTTACAGGTACAATCAATGCAGTAAATACTACACAAATTAATATTGAGGATAATAAGGTAAACCTCAATAGCAATGCTACTGGAACCCCAGTGGTGGATGCTGGAATCCGTGTTGAGCGTGGAGATTCAGCCGATGTAGAACTACTATGGAAAGAGAATGTCGATCAGTGGCAATTAACCAATGATGGCACTAACTACCATGCTATTTCAAGAAAGTTTGTTCAAACACTTTCTACATCTGCGACTAGCTATACAGTCACCCATAATTTAGGAACGGCTGATGTTTTAGTACAAGTATCTGAAACAGCATCTCCATACGCCAAAGTCGAAACGGATGTAGAGTTAACCTCTACTTCAGCGGTCACAATTAAATTTGCGACTGCGCCTTCAGCAGGAGAATATAAAGTCGTAGTTATTGGATAATTAAATGTCCAGAAAATTTAAAGTCCCGCTAAATCTCGTAGGACTAACTAGCGATCCAGGATCTGCCACAAATGGTGATCTTTACTTTAACACAGCTTCTAATAAAGTAAGATACTATACACAAAACACTTGGCAAGATCTTGGCGCTGCAGCAGGCGGAGCTACAGTAGAAGTTAGTACATCAATCCCAGCAACAGCAACCGAAGGCAAACTTTGGTATGACAACGATGACGCAAACCTTTATGTTTTTGACGGAACATATTGGGTTGAAGTTTCAATTGGACCCGTAGGACCACAAGGACCAACTGGATTAACTGGTCCAACTGGTCCCATAGGATTAACTGGCGCAACAGGTGCAACTGGCGCAACAGGTGCAACTGGAGCAACTGGACCTGGAGTAGCATCTGGCGGAACTACTGGGCAATATTTAATAAAGTCATCAAATAATAATTACGAAACAGAATGGTCTACATTACCAGCAGCATCATTAACATCTACAGATGTATCTAGATTAACTGGCGCTACTTCAAATTTACAAACACAAATAGATACTCTTGCCACTAACTTAGGAAATACTTTAGACGATTATGTTCCAATCGGAGATGTTGGACAACCTGACGGCGTAGCCTCCCTGGATTCAGCTGGTAAAATTCCAATTGCACAATTAGGTAATTTAATTGACGGAGCTCCAGCAGCCCTAGATACTTTAAATGAATTAGCGGCTGCCATTAATGATGACTCCTCATATGCATCAACAATTACAACAGCTCTTGGAAACAAACTTGATTCTACAACTGCTGCAAGTACTTATTTAACTCAAACAAATGCGGCATCTACATATGCCCCACTAGCATCACCAACATTTACTGGTACAGTAATATTGCCAAATAGTACTGTAACAAATGCTATGCTTTCAAATTCATCTATTACTATTAATGGTTCAGCAGTATCTCTTGGCGGATCTACCACAATTGCAGCAGGACTTACTCCAGTAGCGGTTTCTACAAATATAACAATGGTGGCTAATACTAGATACTTTGTAGATACAACAAATGACCTGACTTTAACTCTTCCAGCAAATCCAGCATTAGGAGCAGAAATTGAATTATATGATGCCTCAAATAACGCATTTAATAACGACGTAGTAATTTTAAGAAATGGCGAAAAAATAAATGGTCTTACAGATGATGCAGCCCTAGATATAAATGGATTTACGGTATCATTTATCTATACAGGATCTACGTATGGTTGGAGGATGAAATAATGGTAGTTAGACTATCTGGTACTCAGCCACAAGGTCCTAAGCATTTAGAGACTTTAGAAAATAAGACGGTAGACGGAACTCAGAATACAGTTAGAGTAAATAGAGGAACTTCTGCTAATCGTCCAATAGGTGCTGTTATTGGAGATTTATATTACAATACAGAATTTAAAGATTTAGAGCAATATACAGAAGACGGGTGGATGCTTGTAGCAAAACAGCCTCCAAGAATTCCAACAATTGGAAGCGCAAGTTTGGACTCAAGCAATAATGCTTCTATATCATTTACTCCATCTGTTTATGGGCAACCAGCAACATCATATACAGTTCAATCAAATCCTGGATCATTTACAGCAACTGGATCTTCAAGCCCAATATCTATATCTGGAACAAATTTACAAGTTGATACAGCGTATACATTTAGAGTAAAATCTATAGGAGTATACGGAGAGTCTGCATATTCTGCGTATACGTCATCAGTAACTCCAATTTCTATGGGTAGCTATGAATCTATTGCTACTATAAATGTTGGGTCTGGTGGAAGTTCAAGTATTAATTTTACTTCTATTCCATTAACTTATACTCATCTACAGATCCGTATAATTGGAAGAACAAACCGAGCCGCAGTCTATGATGCTGTTAGATTAAGATTTAATTCTGATACAGGGGCAAATTATGCAGAGCATGGTGTATATGGTGATGGCGCAACTGTTGCTGCTTATGGCATTGCTAATGCAACTGGCTCATATACATATCGTATTGCTGGAGGAAGTGCTCCAAGCAATACACAAGGTGTAATTATTATAGATATTTTAGATTATGCAAACACAAATAAATATAAAACTTTACGATCTCTGGGTGGTGTTGATGCGAACACTAGTGGAGGAAATTTATATTTTAATTCTGGTCTTTGGATGAATACAGCCGCCATTAATAATATAATACTAGAACCTATTGGCTTACTACAACAGTATTCCCAATTTGCTCTATACGGAATTAAGGGGTCATAATGCCAGTAACATATTTTCCAATAGCAACTACTACTTTAAGCGGTGCCGATGTTTCTTCTTATACTTTTACAAACATCCCATCTACATATACTGACTTAGTGCTAGTAGCGTCTACTTTTGGAGAAACAAATGTTTCTTTTATTGAATTAATTCAATTTAATTCAGATACAGGAAATAATTATTCTAATACTTTTATGGGTGGTTATGTTACAGGTGGTGGCAGTAATAAAAATTCTAATGTACCTTATATTTTTATTGGCCATCTTTCTGGTTGGTTTACAACTGATGTGCCTATGACTGCTATTGCTCATATTCAAAATTATTCAAATACAACAACTTATAAAACTGTAATATCTAGAGGTGGTAGCCCTGCTACCAATTCCTCTCCAATAGTAGGGTTATGGAGTAATACCTCAGCAATAAATAGTATTAAAATTTCTCTTCAATCAGGAACAGCTCTAAAATCAGGTTCAACTTTTACGCTTTATGGAATAAAGGCGGCATAATTATGGCAACCTATAGACTTATTTCATCTGTAACAATAGGATCTGGCGGATCAGCTAGCATAGATTTTACTAACATACCTTCAACCTATACTGATTTAGAAATATTAGTTTCTGGTCGTACCACTGGTGCTGGAAATGGTATTAATATTACTTTTAATGGTAATACTTCTAATTATACAAATGCTGCTATGCAGGGCAATGGAAGCAATGTAAGTAGTTATGGTACTTATAATAGAAATGCTGGTATGTTTGGCTATTCTGGAGACGTTGCTAATTCTTTTGGATCAACTAAAATTTATATACCTAACTATGCTGGTTCAAGAAATAAAGCTTATTCAGTAGATGCCGTTAGCGAAAGTAATTCTACAACTGCCTATATGAATATAGTCAATGGGTTATGGAGTAATACTTCAGCAATTACATCTATATCATTATCTCCTATGGATGGAACTCTTATTCAACATTCAACAGCTTACCTATATGGAATATCTAACGCATAAAGAAAGGAGAAATAATGTCAACCCTAACAAAACTTGTAGTAAATTGTGAGACTGGAGAAGAGCAAATTGTTAATCTTACTCCTGAAGAAATTGCAGATCGTGATGCTTTAGCCGCCGCTTATGAAGCAGAACAGGCAGCTATAGCCGCTGCAGAACAAGCAAAAGCAGAACTTAAAGCTTCTGCAAAAGCTAAGTTAATTGCTGGACAACCACTAACTGCTGAAGAAGCAGATGTTTTGGTTATCTAAGCTCAAAATTTATATAGATTGAGGTATAATTAGAATATGGCACGCTGGACGGGAACATTGTGGGAACTATTTACAGATGTAGCACAGGTGTTTGAGCATGTTCATTCATATGATGGTGCAATAGTATCTGTAGGTGGAGCAATTGCTACATTGGACGGCGGTGAAGCATGAGCGTATATACTAGAATTAAATTAAGAAGAGATATAGCTTCTGATTGGACTGCTAATAACCCCACCCTTTTAGCAGGCGAAGTTGGAATTGATACAACCAATAATAAGATTAAGATTGGAACAGGATCAACTCCATGGAATTCTCTTGCGTATGCCACATTAACCCCAACTGAAATTAACGCCCTAATTACAGGGCTACAGGGACAAATTGATTCCCTAGCATCAAATTTAAATAACACATTAGATGACTATGTGCCAATCGGAGATGTAGCACAGGCGGACGGAGTAGCATCTCTTGACTCAACTGGCAAGGTGCCAGATACTCAAATTTCTTCAACTATAGCAAGAACTACAGATGTATCAACAGCAATATCTAATTTAGTTGATTCTTCCCCAGCAACACTAAATACTTTAAATGAGTTAGCAGCCGCCTTAAACGACGACTCTAACTTTGCAGGAACAGTTACTACAGCTCTTTCAAATAAGGCTCCTATAGCCTCTCCTGCCCTTACAGGAGTGCCTACAGCACCTACGGCAGCGGCGGGAACAAATACAACACAAATAGCCACCACAGCTTATGTACAAGACTCTTTGGCCATGGCAATGGCATTAGCCTTATAAGCCTCTAAATGGTAAAATTTGTTAGGAGATAAATATGTCAGCAGTACAATTTGATTTAACCAACTTCAACTCAGTAATTCAGGCGAAGATGAATCAACTGCATTCTACTACTTCCGCCAATGATATGATTCTTATCTTAAAGGCGCTAGAATCGGCATATAGTACAATTTTAAATGGTACTGCAATTAACACTGCAAATGCTATTACAAATATCGGTGATACTAAAGTAGCAGCAGTAAATACCGCAGGAACTACACAAGTAAATGCAGTAAATACAGCGGGAACCACACAGGTTGGCCTAGTAAATACAGCTGGAACAACTGGCGTATCAAATATTAATACAAATAAAACAACAGCGCTGACAGAAATAGATGTGGCAAAAACTCAAGCAGTCGCATTAGTTACAAGCTCAGCTGGCGGAACAAATCCGTTCTTGTTGATGGGAGCATAATAAATGGCAACAGAGTATAAAATTTTAGGGCAGGTTCAAGCAGCAGTAGCACCAGCTCAAGAAAACATCAATCTTTTTCCAGATCCAAACCATGAAAGGTATACATCTTCTACAAGTTTTAATCCACACGATGGTCAGGCATCTGTTGCAACAGATGGTGCCCTTAATAGTATTTGGGTTTGGAACCCTTCAAGCCATAACACTTCACATGCTTATCAACACTGGCCACTAAATTCAAATTCTCATTCTGGATCACAAACATCTGGAAGAACTGGATACGTAAGATTTGAATCTCATCAGAATACTGGAGGTAGCCACAGTCAAGGAGTGGAACACGCAAGATCTTGGTATTTAGATCCAGCAAAAACTGGCTCTTTGATTGCAGGAAAAACTTATACAATTAATTTATGGGCTCATGCACATTCAGATTCACATAACTCTCATGCTCAACATGGTCAAAATTCTTTACAATTTTGGGATGGAACAGCATGGAATCCAATTGTCGCTGGTTTTGCAAGCCAAACAATGAGTCATTTAAATAACGTAGACAATCATCATGGTGGAATTTATCAAATACAAGAAGATGAAAATGGAAATAGAGCTAGCTGGTCTGGTGGATGGCGTAGATGGTATAAGACATTTACTGCTACAGCAAATTCTAAATTTCAAATGCGTGTTAATTTAGGAACACATAACTCTGACGTTTGGCAAAGACTATACGTAGATAACGTTTATGTTGCAGAAGGAGCTATTCCAAAAGCTCTTATCCCAGCAAAGGCTCCAGATGGAACCAGTGGAAACCCACTAGCAATTCATACACAACCATTTACAACAAGGTCTGAAGGATGGTCAGGAACTGCTTATCAATCTGCAACAACAAGAAAATTTACTGGAGAATGGCAAACAATTTATACTGTTCCAGATTTAGTTGGTGCAAGTGCCGTGTGTTCAACAATAACTATTACAAATACAGCAAGCACTACAAATACATATAGAATAGCAGTTCAAAAATTTGGAGAAGTATTAACTCACAAGCATATTCTTGCATTTGATCATAATCTAGCAGCACAATCTATGGAAACCTTAACTCTTGGATTAACCCTTGGTAGACAAGACAAAGTGCTAGTACAATCAGATTCTGATAGAATGTCATTTTCATTATTTGGATCGGAGAATACTCTATAATGACAAGAAGAGTTGTCGGCGGAGTTTCTGGTGCTTCTAGTGTTGTAACTCAAAATTACTCATCCTATGTTCTTTTGGCAGAAACATCTATGTCTGGTGGCACAAACTCTATAAGTGGAATGGCAAATCCAACCATGATAGATGGAACAACCGAGCTTGATTTTAATAATATCCCACAAACATATCGTGATCTTAGAATTGTTTTTGATAATATGGGACACAACACTAGTAATACTTCTGGATATAGAATTATGTTAACTTTAAACGGAGATACTACAAACAATAGATATTATAGTAGATCTGGAGTATCGGCAACAGGATCATCAAACTGGAACGCTGATAATACAACCTATTTATATTATGGATATGTTTATAGGCCAGAAAATGTAACGTGGACTGGTACTGGAGAAATTATTATTCCAGGATATTCAACAATTAGAGGTGGCTGGAACAACAGAGCATTCTATGGTTGGTGGTACCATCTTAGTCAGAATGCATATCAGGTGCCATATGTCTTTAACTATTATAATACTGCAGATGCAGATAAAGCAATTACTAGAATTACAATAAGAATGGATGGAAATCCAGGATTTAGAGCTCGTTCTAAAATTAGCCTTTATGGAATAGGTACTGTATAATACAGTAAACGGAGGAAAACATGCCATCAACACATCATCTTTATGAAAGATACGGATATCTTAGCCCATCAGAAAGTGGAGAAATTTTATATGCTCCAGTCAAAAACGGATTGGGTGTTCAGGTAAACCAAGGAACAACAAATCAGGTCTATAGCTTTGACGCAACAGCAGACTATGCCACTTTTAATTTAACTGGTTTAACTGGATACTACGACCCATATTTTGGTATGATTGGCGTTGGATGTCCAAGATATACAATTAATGGCACAAGTCCAAATCCAACAATTAAATTTCCTTCCGCAGATTATTTTCAATCTGGATCAGATACATATAAGACTGGTCAGCTAGCTATTTGGAGTGAATACCCATTACAAATGAGATTGGATATTCAATTACAGAATGATTCAAATACACAGATCGGTGGAGTTGATAGTTCTTCAGTAATAACACTGGTTCCTTATAAGTGGAACGATATTGTTGTTACAACAACAGCTAACTCAACTAAATTTTTATTAACTTTAAATGTAGTAAATACTTCTTCCGCTGATTATGGTAAAAAGTTTTGGGTAGACAATATTCAAGTAGAAAACTTTAGGTATCCAACATCTCCATACAATGGAGTTACCAGAGTAGCTGGAGAATGTTCATTCTCAGTTCCAAACTGGGGTGCAGATTATACAGTAACTGGTTGGACTAAAATTGGACCACAATGTAGCACAGCTGCAGGCGGAACACATTCATTCTTTACTCTTTATAAAACCAACACATCTTATGCAACAATGAGGTACCAAGAGGGATCAACAAGAGTTAATGCGTTTAAAGACGATACTGATCCTAATACCGATCTTTCTATATCTAATACAGATTATAATCCAGGAGATCTAGTGTTCTTTGCTCTTGTGCATAATGCAAACAATTTAACAGTTTATACTGCAAAATCTGGTGGAGCTATAACAACAGCAACCGCTAACACGGATTGGGAAGGATTTGATAAAATTTATATTGGTTCAGATCCAGTAAATTCAAATTTTGCAAATTCACCAATTGAGCAATTTTTATATTGGGATGAAGCTTTAACTCAATCTGAAATTGAAACGGTATTTAATTCAGCAAATGCTTATGATTTTACATCAGATAAAAGAATTATTTTGTCTTTTTCAACACCACTGACATATGGAACATCCAAAGCCTTATCTACAAGTTCAACGGGGTTCTTTAGATATCTTGATAGAACAGCATCCCTAGATCTAGTTCCTCTTGGAACTTCAGCTGGAACTATTTCAACTACAACTGGATTTAGCTCAGCAACACATATTGCTTATGGCGCAGATGTTGAGAAACTGGCTAAAGATATGGTTGTTACAAGCGGAACAAATTTATCTAATGCTATTGTATATAGGGTTTTGGGACTAAAAAATAGCCATGGAGTAGGCGAAGTTGCCTACCTAATTAAGTCATAGGAGATAAAATGACAGTACAATATATTGGATCATTAGACAATAAAGAAGTTATGAGAGTAGGATTAGGTGAAACTCGTATAGTCTTATCTGATTCCGAAGAGGTAAGAGCCTTCCTTGCCGCTGGCAATGAAATTACTCCAATTGAAATAGGTCCAGAAGACGCTGGAACCCCATTTGAAAGAACCTTTATTCCAGAAGGTGAAAATATTTAATTTTAAAGCTATAGACTTTATGCTTTAAAAATGGTATTATATACATATATACAATATGCTGTATATATTCTTATAGAAAAGATTACTTGTGAGCGAAATTAATAGCATTGCTATCGTAGGCGGTGGTTCATCTGGCTGGATGACAGCAGCTTCACTTATTCATGCCTTTCCAAATAGAACAATTACCTTAATTGAAAGTCCAAATATTTCTACTGTAGGAGTAGGAGAAAGCACTCAGGGCGCAGTTACTCAATGGGTAAAAAGCTTAGGCATTGATCATAAAGATTTTATGGCATATACAGATGCTTCTTATAAAATGAGTATTAAATTTACAGATTTTCATAAAAAAGGCGATGGCGGATTCCATTATCCATTTGGCAAGGTGTATTTGGGAGATACTCAATATGGTGCCAGAGAATGGTATATGAAAAAAGCTAAATATCCAGAAACTCCAGTTCAAGATTATTGCAATTCATTTTTCTCACAGATGGCTTTAGTTAATAATAATAAGATTAATACAAATAAATATGGAGTATTTGAAGAGTTTAGTTTTTATGACGCATCGGCATTTCATTTTGATGCCACCAAGTTCGGTTTGTGGCTAAAAGATAGATATGCAATGCCAAGAGGCGTTAAGCATATTACTAAAGAAGTTTCAGAAATTAAAACAGATGAAAACGGAATTTCTTGTCTGGTGCTAGACGATGGAACTGAATTTAATGCCGATCTATATATTGATTGTACTGGGTTTAAATCAATGCTTTTAGAAGAGACTTTAGGAATTGAATTTGATGATGAGTCTGATAAATTGCCATGCAATAGAGCTTGGGCAGCTCAAATACCTTATGTAGATAAGCATAAAGAGATTGAAAATTTTACAAATTGTACAGCACTTGGTTATGGCTGGGTTTGGAATATTCCACTATATTCTAGAATTGGAACTGGATACGTATATTCAGATAAGTTTACAACTCCAGAAGAAGCTTTGGAAGAATTTAAACAACATTTAAAAGAAAAGAAAGATCCTATTTACGCACCAGATAGAGATTTTAGTAATGTACAGTTTAAAGACATTAAAATTAAAACTGGAATTCATAAAAAACTATGGGAAAAGAATGTCGTGGCCCTAGGTCTTTCCGCAGGATTTATTGAGCCTCTAGAAAGTAATGGCCTTTATACAGTACATGAATTTTTAAGAGTTTTAATTAAAGCATTAGATAAAGGATTCTCTACACAATTTGATAAAGATTCTTATACCCATGAATGTAGAACCATATTTTATGGATTCATGCACTTTGTGCAGATGCATTATACATTAAGTCGCAGAGACGATACTGATTTTTGGAAGTACATGACTTCTCAAAATATAAATCTTGAAAAAGAAACTGGTTATAATCAGGTTTCTTCTACAAGAAGGTCTGTTGAAACTACTTATGAAACTACCAGTGGAATACATTGTATAGCAACTGGACACAACAATTTTACATATGGAAATTATGGTAAAGAATTGTTCCAATCACAAACTGGACAAGATGTGGATTTAATTACTGAAGGGTTTATTTTTAAGTCTAATAAGTCAAAAAAGAAATGGGAAGAAGAAGCAGAGGCCTCTAAAAATCATTATGATTATTTAAGAGAAAACTTTCATTCCGAGGCTTTAAATGAAGAAGTTTAATTCTAAAAAAATTAAATTTGCTTCAAGTGGATTTTCTCCAGGAAGTTTATTAGAGCATTCTGATGTTCCATCTCCAGCAAAAAATTTTGTTCCAGAATGGTATAGATCTACTAAAAATATAAAAAGAGATAGTGCTGAGCTAGCACAAGTTAAAAATATAAAAGATTGCGTACCTTTTGCTGATGCGCTCTTATCTGGATATATTTGGACAACCCCATGTGATATATATGTAGAAAGAGTTCCAGATAGCAAAGCTCCTAGAATTAATTTTACTGAACATTTAAGCGTAATGGATGTCAGAGAATCGAGTAGCGCTGGATTAATGAAAGTTCCAGACGGATGCTACGAAACACATTTTGTTTGGAAACATCCAATGCATATTTCTACACCTAAAGGTTACAGCATTCTTGTGACACATCCTTTAAATAGACATGATTTACCGTTTATATCATTATCAGGAATCGTAGACTGTGATTCAAATCCTTTTCGACCAGGGAATTATCCATTTTTTATAAAGAAAAATTTTGATGGGCTAATACCAAAAGGAACTCCAGCACTTCAAATTATTCCAATTAAAAGAGAAGATTGGGTTTCAGAAAGAGATCAGTCTATGATTGGACCAGAATGGTTAAAAAATAGTTATGAGGTTGGATCTGTAAATGTGGGCTGGTACAAGAAAAATCATTGGAATAGAAAATCCTACAACTAATGCTTAAGCCTAAAGATATAGTTCAAGTAACTAAGCAGCTTGGCCATAAAGAATACTGGAATAAAACTAATACCATAGAGTTTTGGGCATTTTCTACAAAGCTAATGATCATTTTTCCAGGACTAATTCTAGGCATACAGTTTTGGTGGCTTTATATTTTTGCTTTGGTTTCTAGTCTAGCTTTGATTTTAACCTCAACTGTTAAAACCTTACCAACAATCATATACTTTAATCTTGGCTGGACCATATTGGCCTCAGCCGCAATCGCCAAACACTTCGGCCTTATCCTATAATTAATTATAAGTAGTTACAGGGTATAATATATCTATATGGCTACCCTATTTCCAACCTCTTTAGATGCTCTAGCTAATCCGCATTCTACTACCCCGCTTCATGCAGAAGGTGGACACGCACAGCAACATATTAATGCGAATGATGCCATTGAGGCATTGCAGTATAAAGTTGGTCAAGATAATTCAACAGTAGTAACATCTCATGATTATAAAATTGCACATCTTGAAGGGTTGGTAACTTCACAGGTTGCTGGAGCAAGATCATTATATGCGGATGTAAGAAATCAAAGCGGATCTCCAATTCTTAAGGGATCTCCTGTTCGTATTGTTGGTACAGATGGAGCTTCTGGAAAAATATTAATAGATGTAGCAACTAATTTTAGCGAGTCTGGATCCTCAAAAACATTTGGCCTTACAACATCTGCAATAGCAAATAACTCAAACGGTCAAGTAATTACATTTGGTCTTCTTGAAGGTATTGATACAACAGGTGCAGTCGATGGAGATCCAGTATGGCTAGGAGTAAATGGAGCTAAGATATACGGTCTTGTCAACAAGCCATTTGCGCCAAGTCATTTAGTGTATTTAGGAGCTGTAGCAAGAGGCGGTCAACAAAACACTGGATCAATTCAAGTAACAATTCAGAATGGATTTGAGCTAAGAGAATTACATGATGTATCTGTAATGAATCCATCTACAGGCGACACAATTAGATATAATCAAACTACAGATTTATGGGAAAAGTATACATTAAATAATTTTGTAACTACAGATAATTTAAGTAACACACTTGGAGACTATGTCCCAATTGGCGACGTTGGTCAGCCTGATGGCGTAGCGTCTCTGGATTCTTCTGGAAAAATTCCAGTGGCGCAACTTGGAAATTTAATTGATGGTGCCCCAGCCGCCTTAGACACATTAAATGAACTAGCAGCAGCTTTAGCAGATGATGCTAATTATGCAACTACAATTACAAATGCCCTGTCTCTAAAAGCACCTTTAGCTAGCCCAACATTTACTGGAACGGTTGATTTTTCTTCAGCAACAGTTAATGGAGTTATTTCGACTGTTCAGCAGAATGGAACAGCCCTAACTAAAAGGCCAACTCTTAACTTTTTAGGCGGGGCTCTTGTCCAAGATGACTTGGTTAATAACCGAATAAATGTTACAATTACAGGAGGAACACCAGAGCTAATCGATGGCGGCAACTTTGACTCAGTGTCTCCATACGATGGTGGAGCGCCAGACGCAACAACATTCGAAAATACATTTGACGCAGGAGAAATTGCAGCATGAGCGTAAATTCAAGATTTCAAATTCGTAGAGGTACCGCAGCAGAGTGGAATGCATCAAATCCAACACTGGCGGCAGGTGAATGGGGTTTTGAGAAAGATACTGGACGATTTAAGATCGGCAGAGGAACAATTGCTTGGACAGCCTTAGAATATGCTGGATTAACTCCAAACACAAATGATACATTTACAAATAAAACAATTAATCTTTCAGACAATACATTATCTGGAACAGTAGCTCAATTTAATACGGCCCTTTCAGACGATAACTTTGTAACTTTGACTGGATCAGAGAATTTAACAAATAAGACTTTGACCAGCCCAACAATTTCAAATCCTACATTTACTGGACAGATGACTGGCCTAGAGCTAGCATTTGCCCAAAGCATAGTTTTTGAGGGTGCTACAGCAGACTCATATGAAATGACTTTGAGCGCTGGAGAGCCAACAGAGGATAGAGTAATTACCCTCCCAAATGCTACAGATACCTTAGTAGGTAGAAATACGCAAGATACACTAACAAATAAGAGCATTAGCGGCTCTACAAATACGCTAACAAATATTCCAAATAACGCCCTCACAAACAGCTCTATCACAATAAATGGAACTGTAGTATCATTAGGTGGTACCACCGAAATAGCCACAGGCGGCGGTAAATCAGGAATATTTATGTTAATGGGAGTATAAAATGCCAGAGTATATTAAAATTTTAGGACAGGTTACAACATCAGCAGCTGGAACACTTCAGCAATTAAGTATGTTTCCAGATCCAAACTTTGAGTACTACACAACTAATACAACCCATGTTAATCAAACAGCTCCTCAAAGCCCATTATTTGGTTTTCCAGTAAGCGGTGGAAACTCTGGAGTAAACGATAACTGTCAGATTACATATATTACTAGCGAACATGCACCTAATTCTGCAAATGCTACTGGCAGAACAAACTCAATGTACTTTACTAATCATAACAATCAATACCATCCAAGATGGTATATGAACTCAGCAACTAATTTAGATAGACCATTTTTAAAAAGCGGTCAAGTTTACACAATGTCTTTCTGGTCAAAGGTTACAGATGATTCAGGGCATGCAAATAATCACCATGGTCACGGCGGAATGCAATATTCAAGAGGAGTAAATAATTATGACATTATTCCTTATGGAGATAATTTTCCAAGCAGAGCTACAATTTCAAACGGATGGGTACTAAATGCAAATATGTATGATACCTGGAGACAATATTATACAACATTTACTGGAGAAGGCGGGTATTTTGATTTCAATGTAAGAATTTGGAATCATAGCTTTAGCGGATGGGTAAGATGGTATTTAGATAATTTCCTTATTGTAGAAGGAGCAGTTCCAAGAGCACTTTTGCCAACAAGACCATTAGATGGAGCTTCTGGAAATGCAAATGCTCTTTATACATCTCCATATACAACACGATCTGAGGGTTGGCAATCAACTGCTTATAGATCTCCTACAATTAGAAGAGTAACAGGTTCATGGCAAACTCTTTATACTGTGCCTGATAATAGATCTGCAGTAGCATCTACATTGCATATTTCAAATTATGGAACTGCAAATGCAACTTATAGAGTTGCTGTACAAAAAGCTGGAGAAACTTTAAATTCACAACATATCCTAGCATTTGATCATCCAATTACACAAACTTCTAGCGAATCCTTAAGTATAGGATTAACATTGGCCGCTGGAGATAAAATAATTGTTCAATCAGATGTTGATAAAATTACATTCCAGCTATTTGGATCAGAGACGGCTTAATATAAAATGACAATAAGAAAATCTGGTGGTGTTGCTGGAACAACAACTGTTGTAACTCAAAACTATTCATCGTATGTTCTTTTAGCCGAGACAAGTCCAGATTCAGGAACTACAAATGCTGTTAGCGGTATGAGTAATCCTCAAATGATTAATGGTACAGGTCAGATTACATTTTCTAACATTCCACAAACATATAGAGACTTAAAAATTCAATTTTCTTATATGTCACACAATGCTCAAAATGATAGCCAGTACAGAATTTCTTGGTGGTATAACAATGATACCAATGCATCCAGATACTATTCTCGTGGAGGTACTCAAGCAACTGGAACCCCAGCACATAACGCAGATAACGCTGACAGACACTACTTTTTCTATAATTACAATCATTTAACACGTAGAAATGATTGGCCTGGACAGGGAGAGATTATTATTCCAAACTATTCGTCTACCCTTACTACAAACTTTAGAAGCGCTTACGGAACATCCTGGAATATGGTAAGCTTAAGCTATCCAACTCAATGGGGATTCCACTATTATAATAATGATGTAGTAAAATTACCAGTAACTCGCCTAGACTTTTCATGGGAAAGCGATGTAAAATTCTGTGTTGGATCAAAAATAACCATTTATGGTATAGGCGCAAAATAAAATTAAGGTATAATATAAACGGAGGAAAAAATGCCAAGCACATATAACGTCTTTGAAAGATACGGAACAGTCACCCCAGAACTAACAGGTAACCTTTGGTATGGAACCTGTAGGTATAATCTTTCCCCAGCCATATACCAATCTACAACTAATACTATTTATAACGCTGACGCAACAGCTGATTACTCTACATTTTCTACAACAGGAATAACTGGATTTTTTGATGCACAAAATTATATGTACGGCGTTGGATCAGCAAGGTACATGCTTAATGGAGCATCTCCAACTCCGCTTGTTAAAATGCCAGGAGCAGCTTACTACAATACTAGTCAAGATACATATAAAACTGGATCTGTAAGAATTTGGTCAGAGCATGCTCTTCAAATGAGATTAGATATTCAAATGTATGATGGCTCAGGTAATACTGTAGGCGGAACAGATAGCACAACAGTTACTTTAACTCCAAATCAATGGAATACTCTACAGGTTGTTTCAAGCGTAAACTCTGTAGGATATTTATTAACTCTTAATGTTCTTAACTTTAACTCAGCAACAGATACTGGAAAAATATTTTATTTAGATCAAGTTTCTGTAGAAAATTTAAGATATCATACAATTTTTCAAAATGCTGGTGCAAGATCTGCTGGACAAATAAAATATACAATTCCTAAAACTGGTCCAGACTATACCGCATTAATTTGGACAGTTATTGGTCCGCAATGTAGCTCAGCTGCTGGAGGAACACATCCATTTTTCACTTTATATGATACATCAACATCTTATGCTACATTAAATTATCAAGAAGGATCTACAAAGTTGCAGGCATTTAAAGACGATACGGATCCAAATACAGATATTCAAATAAATGCTGTAAATTATAATCCAGGAGATGTAGTATTCGGAGCCCTTGTTAATGATGGATTAACTCTTACAATGTATGTCGCTAAGGCTGGAGACGTATCTCTTCAAACAACAAGTAGCGCAACAGAATTTGATACATTTGAGTACGTGTACCTTGGACAAGACCCATCAAATTCACGTTGGGCAAATTCAACAATTGAACAATTTTTGTTATATAATCGTGCTTTAACTCAAGCAGAAGTTTTAGCAATTTTCAATTCAGCAACACCGTTAGACTACACATCAGATAAAAGAATTATTTTTGCAGCTGCTACCCCAAGCACACTTGCAACATATAACGGTTTAGGTGTAGCTGGAACTGGTTCGTACAGAAATGAAGATATTACAGTTTCTTTAGATATAGTTTCTGCTATTTCTTCAAATACAACTTATGGCCCAACTGGTTCATCTACACATATGTTTTATGGACAAGATGTTAAAAAACTTCAAGTTAATAATATAATTTCTACTGGGTCAAATGTAACAACATCAACATTATATAAGGTAGACAATATTTCGGATGCTCCTAATATAGGCCCGATAGCATATGTATCTAAGATATAGGAGAAATAATGAATATATTAAGCATGCATTATGATAACCACGAAAATACAATGGTTAAAATTAAATATGATAATCAGGCTGTTAGAGACTCTGTTCCTTTAGAAGATCCAGAGGTAGTGGCATGGTTAATATCTGAAAATGAAATTTTGGAATGCCCATACGGAGACTTTGAAACAAAAGGCGATCCTAACGCTTAACACCTGACCCAACTTAGGGTATAATGGCATTATGTCATATCAATTAAAAACCATAAAAGATTCACCTATAGGTTTTTGGACCTTGGATGAGTCTTCTGGCTCTATTGCATATGATAAATCTGGATGTAATAATCATGGGACTTATATAGCATCTCCCGCCTCAAATATGTTGCCTCTAGTTCCTGGCGGAATCTCTGGAACTAAAATAACTAATACGGCATACGCTACATTTCCAGTAACAAAAGATTTTTATTCTTCAACAGTCGGAGCGGGACTAGCAAACAAATACACATCAGATAACGATTTTACTTTAGAGGTATGGGTAAATCAATCTATAGAGTCTAACAATGAAACTCCGCTATTTGCAGACACTACAAATAACATAGGTTTATATTGGCATAAAGGCGATATTGTATTTAAGGTATCAGCCACAGATTCTATTAGATACTGCATCCCATACAGCAAAAAGGTACTTCATCTTGTAGGAGTTTATTCTGTATCTGGAATATCTTTATATGTAGATTCAGCTCCAGTTGCCTCTAAGTCTTTATCTAATTTTAAATTCACAAATACTACAACCACATTTCAGACTGGTCCGACGGCAGATGCAGGAGATGCATTTATTGTAGATGCCCCAGCTATCTATAGATACAGCCTACCATCATCATCAATAAGAAGACACTATTTATCTGGAAATGTAACAGTATCTCCAATACATGTTGTGTTCCCAGATCGTGGAACTTTATTTAGCGGGACAGACGCAAATATTAGAGCCCCATTCGATTATTCATATCCAGTAAATAGGCCATGGACGGACTTTGTAGATGCCAATACATATTACGATGCTGGTAAAAAACATATTACCTTTTATCAGACAGAAACAGTTGAGGCTAAAAGCCTAGTCATAAATGACTACTTTTTAATTCCATCTCAAATAGGATTAACTACTTCTAAGGTTGAGTGGCGGAATGATCTGGGAATTACAGTAGAATCCAGCGTAGATGGAACTACATACCTACCTTGCGTAAATGGACAACCATTACCTCAATACAACAAAGACTCATTTAATTCTATTGGTAAGGTCTATATTCGAATTACAATGTCTACGACAGATGCAAGTAAATTCTTGCCTAAGCTATCATTTTTCTGCATAACCTTCTATTCTGATAAAACCCTATATTCAGATAATTCTGGGGATAAAATAACCTCAACAACAGATTATTATCTAGGATCATTAAATTATCCTATTCTATCTCGAAATTACATGAATGGAATTAGGGCTAAAAGCGGAGCTGGGTTTGACCTTGAAACCGCATCCTCTATAAAGTCTTTAGAAATGTTCTTTACACCCGCTACGTTGGCCGCTAACACCCTATTCTATGATTCTGGCAGTACAACCACCAGATTCGCCTGGAATGGCTCTGGAACCCTTTCTAAGGCCAATATAGACAAGGTATACATAAACGGGGTAGATGTATCGACTGCTACTAATATAACTAATTATTTCTTAGATGAAGAGCCTAGCCATGTCGTATTAATATTTACTGACCCAATTACAGGCACATTTAAATTCAATTATGAAACATCTGGGGGGCCAAGTAACCTTTATAAGAACATAGCGCTATATCAGGATGAGCTTACAGCAGGTAAAGTTGAGACCCATTTTGAATTATATACAGGCAAGCCTGTTGAAACTATCACAGAATCTGCCATCACCCTGACAGAATTACCAGCCGTTTATTATAATAACGACTGGATCGTGTTACAATCTGTATAATTTTGTCAATTGATCTGACAAAAAGCTGGACTTAGGTCGTAGAAAGTGGTAAAATAAAAACCTATGGACACTGGAAAGATTAAATATTCATCACCTGAAGAAGAGACCCGCCTAGGAATTTATGTCTGGGAAATGCCAGATGGTCGCTGGATTGGCGACGACGATGGAAATTATCTTTCAGTAACATCCATGAAAAACAATAAAGCTAAGATCGATGCTTTGGCTAATACTGTAAGGTCCTATGGAATATATGAGGGATCCCCTAAATTCTTATCAGGACGTAGAAAAGTTGATGACGAAGAGTTTGAGCATCAGAAACAAAGACTTAATTGGGGACTAGTACCAGATCCTTTGGATATTGGAAACTACAAAGACGAAATGAAAAAAGCAGGTAAAAAATAATGGATCATATTCAAGACGATAATACAGAAGAGATTCAAATCTCTAATGCAGCAGATTGGGTAAAATTTAATACTCCTACTGCTCAAAAGACAAATGATCCTTTTAAAGTTGAAGGCGAAGACCTAGTTAAAGTATCTGGACTTAGTCCAGCATTTCGTCGCAAAATGAATCGTGACCTACAAAAAAGATTTACAGGCATTGACGGAACAGGAACACAGCAGAACCTACTTGCTCAAGCAATTACTGGTTATGCAATGTTTGACCTAATTGAGCCACCATACAATTTAGAATATTTATCACAAGTATACGAAATCTCTCCATACAACTACGCAGCAATTAATGCTAAAGTTGCAAACATTGTAGGACTTGGATTTGATTTTATCGAGACTCGTAAAACAGTTGAAGCTATGGACGGAATTGATAGCGACATGCAATTAGAAAGAGCACGTCGTAAATTAAATAGATTACGTCAAGACCTACACTCATGGCTAGAAGATTGCAATGAGGAAGAAACATTCAAAGAGACTTTAATTAAGTTCTATACAGATGTAGAGGCTACAGGAAACGGCTATCTTGAAATCGGTAGAACAACAAATGGCAAAATAGGATATATCGGACATATTCCTGCAAAGACTATGCGTGTACGCCGTTTGCGTGATGGATACATTCAATTGCTTTACGGCAAGGCAGTATTCTTCCGTAACTTCGGAGATCAAGATACTCCTAACCCAATTGCAGGCGGACTAGAGCGTCCTAATGAAATTATTCATGTAAAGAAATATACCCCACAAAATAACTATTATGGAATTCCAGATATCGTAGCAGCATCTAACGCTATGGCTGGAAACGAGTTTGCTGGAAAGTACAACCTGGACTACTTTGAGAATAAAGCAGTTCCAAGATATATTATCACCGTAAAGGGTGCAAAGCTTTCAAGCGAATCAGAAAGAAAACTTCTAGAATTCTTCCAGGTTGGTCTAAGAGGAAAAAATCACAGATCTTTATATATTCCACTTCCTGCAGATTCACCAGACTCTAAGGTTGAATTTAAGATGGACCCAGTCGAGGCGGGAACACAGGACTCATCATTTAATACATATCGCAAGATGAACCGTGATGAAATTCTAATGGCCCATAGAACCCCAATTAATAAAATTGGAACTCCAGAAGGAATTAATTTAGCAGCAGCACGAGATGCAGACAAGACATTTAAAGAGCAGGTTTGTCGTCCAGCACAAGATATTCTTGAAAAGAAAATAAATAGAATTATTTCTGAAATGACAGATGCTCTAGAAATTAAATTCAACGAGTTGGCTCTTACTGACGAAGATGCTCAATCTAAGATTGATGAGCGTTATTTGAGAATGCAGGTAATTACTCCTAACGAAATTAGAATTCGTAAAGGCATGGTTCCCCTAGACAGTGGAGATGAGGTTGTAGTTTTAAAACCTCAGCAACAGGCAGAAATTCGGTCACAGGCCGCAAATAGCAGAAGGCGGGATCAAGAAAGAGAAAATAATGCTCCCGATATTTCAGGGGAAGCTAGAAACCCACAGGGCGAGGGAAGACAAGTCGAGTAGTCCTGCTCAACCATTATTTGCCTTATATACAATAACGTTATAAAATTAAGCATATGAATATTGAGAAATCTTTATGGTCTTCGCATGGCGATAACATCAGTTTATCTGTCCCATTCACGAAAGTTAATCGTGAAAAGCGCACAGTTTCTGGATTCGCCACACTAGATAATTTAGATCAAACAGGTGATGTTGTCACAGCAGAAGCAAGCCTAAAGGCATTTGAAAGTTTCCGTGGTAATATCCGTGAGATGCATGGACCAACAGCAGTTGGCAAAATGGTTTCATTTAAGCCAGAAACATTTTACGATCCAGCAACAAAAGAATTTTATAGCGGAGTATATGTAGATGCATATATTTCAAAAGGTGCTCAGGATACTTGGGAAAAGATTCTTGATGGAACTCTACAAGGATTTTCAATCGGTGGAAAAATTGTTGAGGCGGAAAATGAAGTTAATAAGTCAACAGGTAAGCCTGTAAGATTTATTAAAGAGTATTCACTAATCGAGTTATCGGTAGTAGACTCACCAGCAAACGAGCTTTGCAATATTTTGTCTATTCAGAAAATGAATGGACAATTAATTTTTAAAGGTATTGCCGCAGAGACAGTTACAGAAAATATTTTTTATTGTGAAGATTCAGACTCAGTCTTTATCTCACAAGATGCATCATATGACTCCCCAGTTACAGGTAAGCCTGCAACATTAATCGGATGGGTAGAGAGTAACGATGTAAACAAGTCGAAAGAGATAGACAGAATTCTTGATTCATTTAAGAAATCAAGATTAACGTTGCCTGATACACAAACAATTGCAAAACAGGCAAACGCAGAAGGAGGTAATGAAGTGTCAGAAAACACAGAGACAGTAGTAGCAGAAGAAACTCCTGCTGCTGTAGATGAG